AGGTACAATCTAAGTTAAATGATTATTGTGTCCCGCCCATTGGAGAATGGGACAATGATTTGGGAGTAGCATGGTTTATTCCGAGAGAAGTAATCAAGAAGAAAACAAAGAATGGAAAGTCATATTGGATCGTAAGAGTGATTGATACAACGTCAGCGATAACAAGCATCAAGTGCTGGGGTGTCAAAGAGAAAGACACCATCCACTTAAATCGCCCGTACATGGGTAAGCTTGACTATAATGATCAATGGGGCTTTTCAACCAGATCAATGTATTACAACTTTAGATTATTAGGATAATAAAATGACAAAAGAATTTATAATTGAAAGCAAAAAATATGGGAACCACACGGTTCTAATCGATGAAGAGGACTGGGACAAGGTTAAGAATCGTACTTGGAGACTGTACTATGATACGCGCATCGATCGCGTAACCTCAGTCCGGACAAATGTTATTCGCGAGCCAAGAGAGCGGCGCAACCCTAAATTTACTAGTCGCAGAGGATGGGAAAAAGCAGGATTTAAAGAAAGACAGGTGAAAATTCACAATCTTATCTTAGAACACGACCCGCGTGAAAGTAAGCTAGTCGCAGATCACATCAACGGTAATGTATTAGACAATAGGAAATGCAATTTACGAGTTTGTACCCGCGCCGAGAATAACAGAAACGTTAAAAAGAGAAAGAACAACACATCAGGATATGTTGGCGTCACAAAAGAAGGTAGAAAGTGGCTAGCCAGTGTGCGTCACAATTACAAAACATATCGCCTCGGCAGGTTTGAAGACAAAGTAGAAGCAGCCCGAGCACGAGATTTGAAAGCTATCGAGCTTCACAGAGAGTTTGCCAGCCTTAACTTCCCAAGAGAAGAATATAAATAATGGGAAGCTTAAAAAGAAAGATGGCTCGCAATAAAGCCAAACAAGCAAAGAAAGACTTAAAACAAAAAGTAGGCATGTTCGACAAGCTTGAAGATGAATGCTTAGTTTGCGAAAAGCCATTCGATAAGAAGTCGAAAGAGGATGTTACAAGTTGGTTTGTAACCGTTAGAGAAGAACAAGGTGTAGTTAATCTATACTGTCCCGAGTGCTGGGGTACAGCACAAAAAGTAATAGAAGAATTTAGCAATAGAGGTAACAATGATTCTTGAATTTATGAAAACTAGAGAAAGCGCTAAAAGCCCAACCAGATCAAATCCCAGTGATGCGGGTCTGGATGTATTCTTTTGTCCAGAAGACAGAGAATCTATAAAATTAAAAAGAGGAGAGAACAAGCTATTCCAGACCGGATTAAAGTTTGGTGTTCCGCATGGATATATGCTACAAGTAATGAACAGATCTGGTATGGCCGCTAAGAGATCGCTTGTTGTCGGCGCGCACTGTATTGATAGCGGATATGATGGAGAGGTGTTTATAGACCTACACAACATCGGTATTGGCGATGTAGACTTGCGACCTGGGGACAAGATTGCTCAAGTTGTATTAGTGCCTGTAGTACATTTTAGGACTATGGAAAAGGAAAACGGTTCCCTATACGACGATTCTATAAGTATGTCGAATCGAGGCTCCGGAGCACTAGGCTCTACAGACAAGCCTGAGCAGGTATCAACTGCCGACTTACACATGAGAGACCGTAATATTGGCAAACTCGTTGCAGAGGGTTGGCGCCCAAATGGCTTCTAAGTATGGCAAAAGTACTCTTTCCTTTATGTAAGCGACACTTGAAGAAGTATGATACCGTTGGGGGAGAGAACCCTAAAGCTTATAATACGATAGCTATTGAAACTTGTGAGGAATGTGTGAAAGAGAAAAAGGAATTAGTTGATCATCCCGATCACTACAATAAGGGTATAGAAGTGATAGATTTCATAGAATCTTGGGATATGGATTTCAACACAGGTAATGCGATTAAGTATCTTTCCAGGCACAAGTACAAGGGAAGTCCGCTTGAAGACTTAAAAAAGGCCAAGTGGTATGTAGAGAGACTGATTCAAAAATTACAGGAGAAACGCAAATGACAGAATCTTTAGTTTATAATCCTCCGGCACCGCGCCAAACGCTTTCTTTCGAGGACGTTTTACTGGTACCTAAGTATAGTGATATAGAAAGTAGAAAAGAAGTGGATACCTCAAGCTCACTAGACGAAACTAGGAATTTTGAGTTGCCCATTATATCCAGCCCGATGGATACAATAACTGGCGCCAATATGGCAAACGCGATGGTACATGCCGGAGGCTTCGGGATTGTACATCGATACAATTCAGTCGAGGAGCAGGCTATTATTTTGTCGGAAGTCGAAGGCTACCGCGCGGCAGCAATTGGAATGACAGGGGATTATATTCAGCGCGCCACCTATTTATATAATACATGCGATGTTGACATGCTGTGTATAGACGTTGCTCATGGGCACCATATTATGATGGAAAGATGTATTAAAACATTAAAGGACCGGTTCGAAGGTGATGTGCATATCATGGCTGGCAACGTAGCTACTTTAGAGGCTTTCAGCGCTTTGGCCTCTTGGGGCGCGGACAGCATAAGGGTTGGGATCGGCGGCGGGAGTATATGTTCGACTAGGATAGTATCTGGCCATGGAATTCCGACCCTACAAAGTATATTGGATTGCTCCAAGACTAGCTTTGATACAAAGATCATAGCTGATGGAGGCATAAAAACATCCGGAGATATTGTAAAAGCTCTCGGCGCTGGTGCCGATTTCGTGATGGTGGGCTCTTTGTTAGCCGGCACGAAAGAAACTCCTGGCGAAATATTTAGCAATGCTAACGGTAAGAAATATAAAGTTTACCGGGGCATGGCTTCAAGCGCCGCTCAAAAAGATTGGAGATCTAAAACTTCCACTCCGGAAGGAGTTTCTACCACTGTACCTTACAAGGGAAAAGTTCAAAATATATTAGAAGATCTTCGCGGCGGTATAAAGAGTGGATTTTCATATTCCGGCGCAAGAGATATTGTCGAATTTCAGAATAAATGCGAATTCGCGCAGCAAACAAATGCTGGACAAATAGAAAGTTCTACGCATATTATGAGAGGAAGAAAATGAAAAAACCACCGGTACCAAATCCAAGAGAAAGAAAAAAGTTTATGTTCTATGATTCTCACAAGAGACAAGCAGACCTAAGAACCAGACTTAAATATGATGGTATGAACCAATCACAGTTCTTTAGAGCTATGATTACAGGTTACTTAGAGAAGGACGATCTAATCTTGAAATATATTGATGATTTTAAAGAACAATATGAATTGCAGGGCAAGAACAAGAGGGCTAAAAATAAAAAACTTATAGAAGAAGGCAAGAAAGTTGGAAAACAATATAGACTTGATAGTAGAGATCTAGAGGAGATTTTCGACGTTTTAGCGGAGGAACATCCCGACCTATGAACTGTTTAGAGAAGTGCAGAAAAACAAAAACTCCATGCCGAAATAAGGACTGCAGATTGTGGGTAGATTTCGGTCCAGACTTGAATTGCGTAAGCGAGACAGTGACAAACAATGGAGCATTAACTTTAAGAGAAGTCGCTAAAAGATTAAATATAAGTTTCGTTAGAGTGAAACAGATAGAAGATAAGGCTTTGAAAAAATTAACAGATTTTGCAAATAAGTTAGAATTTTAATACCTTTTAAAGAAAATAACGACTATTTATATATTGGATAGTGTTCTAGTCTTTATAAAGCACAAGGAGAAAGCAAATGAAGCGTTTATTGAATGAAGACACAACTAGGAAGTTTATGAAGCTGGCTAACCTAAAGCCACACACCGAGAACTTTCTAGAGAAAGTAGAGGAAGCATGCTCCGGCCATGGCCCGGGCAAGGAAGTCAAGCCTGGGGCGAACAAGGCCACTGGCCGTTGGCTCAAGGAAGAGGAAGAGGTATCTGAGGATGCTGAAATAACTGAAGAGGGCTTTCTTTCCGAGCAGGATCCCGAAGAGGAGCTTCCGCCCGAGGAAGTTCCCATGGACGAGCCTGTTGACGATGCTCCGCCCCTTGAGGACGAGCCTGTTGATGATCTAGGCGGCGATGCTGGCGGCGACTTGGATGTCACAGCAATCGTTCAAGCTGTAACCGACGCGCTCGCACAAGAGCTTGACTCCCAGGGCCATCCCGTCGACATCGACGTAGAGGGCGGCGAAGGCGGCGAGGAGTTACCTCCCGAGGAGCCACTTGGTGACGAAGGCGGCGAGGAGTTACCTCCCGAGGAGCCGGCCGGAGAAGAAGAGGAGGATCCCGTTTTAGAGGATTTTGATTCTGCAGGGATCAGCGTGGAAGAGGAACTAGACGAGGAATATCTAAATGAGGTTACTCGTAGAGTTGCACGTCGCCTCCTAGAGAAGACTAAGAACAATAAATAAAACGCTTTAATTTGATTTTTTAGAAAGCCCGTCCTTGACGGGCTTTTTATTTTGTGTTATTATATAGACATGATATCAGAAGACCCACTTCTTAACAGCGCAATATGGTTTTTCTGTGGAGCCTTCTGCTACAAGCTCATGAGCGCGGTATTGAGAGTATCTAAATTAAATTACTTATTTCGCGAGATGTTGTTGTATAGCCTTGGACTTCTTAAAGTTGCGGACACTCACATGGAAGTTGCCAGAGATATTAAATATAAGGCTTTCAAAGAAGAAGATAACGATATATCCCAAGACGATATAGAGAAGTTAGTTGCTTATGATGAGGTTTTTGTAAAAGAGTGGAGGGCTAGCGCTATCAAGTTTATAGTACTGAATACTCCGGAAAATTTAAGAGGGACATTGAAGTTTTCCAATTGGCTACAGGCCATGAGGTATGTAGAGAAGGAATACAAAAGAAAAGGCATGTAGTTAGAGAAAATATTTTGAAAATCTAATTATATTGTTGGAGTTTTTGCTATATGAAATTATCAAAAGAAAAAATGGATTCAGAGGACACGCCGGATTCAGAGGAGATTGGGGAAATAGAAGCAACTGGTGGAAATGAAGTAGAGCCTTCATTGCCACTGATGATCAATTTTCCTAACTTGGGGAATGAGACCCTACCCGGCCAAGAAGAGTCTAGCTTAATTCTGTATGGAGATATAGATGAAGAAAACTCTGCAGACGCCATCACTTCTTTGTTAAAAAGTAAAATTAGCGAACCAGTAGAAGATTGCAAGCCTGTTAACTTCTATTTATCTAGCTGGGGCGGATCCGCGGCAGATATGTTTGGCATATACGATACTATGAGATTAGTAAGAACAGACAGAGAGATACACACCCATGGTCTTGGGAAAGTAATGTCCGCCGGCGTTATACTTTTGGCAGCAGGAACAAAGGGCAAGAGAAAAGTTGGTAAGAACTGCCGCGTAATGATCCATGGAGTAATCGCAGGCCATCATGGCAATCTCCACAGCTTAGTAAACGAGATTGAAGAAGCCAAATGGACACAGGATAGATATATCGACGCACTCGTAGAAGAGACAGATATGTCTAAAAGATATATTAAAAAGCTTATTGATAGGAAAATGAATGTATACCTTGACGCTAAAGAAGTTGTTGAGCTGGGCATTGCAGATGAAATTATATAAAATTCTCTACAACAAAAGAACAGCAAAGAAATATGGCTGGACCCCAAACTGGTTCGGAGCAACCAAGTTTGATGATTATCTAGTGGATATGATAACGGAATTCCAGAGAGCCCACGACTTGAAAGCTGATGGCCTGGTGGGAGAAGTAACTTACCGAAGAGCCAACACTAACAGAGAAGCCTTTTCAAAATCAGCTAGCCGTATCTTGTGTAACGGTCAGATGATCGCGATTGATTGGCCAAAGGTTAAGATTGACCTCTTGAAGGACGGGACACACAAGAAGTACAATGGCCGCCGCGCCCCTCACATGGCAGTAACACATTGGGATGTATGCTTGTCTGCTAACTCTTGCAAGAGAGTATTGGAGAAGAGAAACATATCCACTCACTTCGTTATTGATAACGATGGGACAATCGTCCAGCTTCTGGACTGCAATGACATTGGCTGGCATGCTGGAATAAGAAAGGTCAATAGCAACTCTATAGGTATCGACTTCAGTAATGCTTATTACACAAAGTACCAGAACACTTACGTCAAGAGAGGTCACGGAGAGAGGCCAATATTAACTGACAGTGTTGTACACGGCAGAACTCTAAAGCCGCACCTTGGCTATTATCCGCAACAGATTTGGGCTTATGAGGCCTTACTCGAATTTCTGAACGAGCATTATGATATACCATTGGCATGCCCAACGAAGAAGGGCGAACTCATAACTAGCGTACACCAGCCGGCTGCAGATGGCAATTATCATGGTGTTGTATGTCACTACCACTTGACAAAGAGAAAGATTGATACCGCTGGCTTAAAACTTGATGAGATTATTAATAAATTAAACAAGCCATCTAGCGATTTAGATAACTAATTATAGGTATGACTATGGATAATAAAGATATTGTCGCGGATTTTCTTTCCGAAAGTAAAAAGCCATTTCCCGATCTTTCCTTTGAGTCTCTAATCTCCTTGATTAGTGAGCAGATGGAAACACAACATCTCCGCGAAGGAGAAAAGAAGGGCCCGACCCGAGTGCCAACAGGAGCGAAGGAGCGCTCGCGCGTCTTAAGGCTTCCCAATGTGATACCCACAGAGATTTCAGTAGGTCAAAAACCGTCTAGCAAAGACAGGGCCCAGTTTGAATTATGGATGCGCAATCTTGGTATGCACGAAGGCGGTTCAGATTCTAGTGCAGTAGCAGCTAAATTAACTGCCATCACTAATTTCTTTAACAGCCCTTCAGATAATTTACCCAATGCCACTCTTCCACAAACACTTTCATATCTCATGTTTATGAATCAGTTCGTGTGGATGGTAAAAGAGTTCAACGCTTCTGTTGCTGGCTTCCTGTGGGAGCCTTTCTTGGCATCTTTGTTTGGAGGAAAGTCTGAACAGGTTCCAACAAGCAAGGGAGACATCGCTGATATTAAGATTTATCCCGGCGGATCGAAGACTGGCGAATCAATCAGTTTAAAGATTCTAAATGAGGAGGGATACGTAAAAGGGAGTTTCAGGGATCTCGTGAACCATTTCGCTGGCGGCGGTGACTCTATGCGATACGTGATTGTTGTAAAAGATCAATCAGCAGTAGAGAAAGAAATTTCAGCAGTAACTTTTTATGAATTCGATATAACTGCCCAAAGCTTTTTTGATTGGATTGGAGCAGTTGAGTATGAAGAAGTGGCCGAAACTGAAACGAAAACATTTACTTTGAACAATCCCGGGAAAAAGGTCAAGTTAAAGAAGGGCCTCAACGCTAAAGCCACCGGCCCAGGGTCCTATATCTTTATTCGACACTCCAGCAAAGATCAGTGGGGCAGGCAACAAACAAAATGGTTACGTCTAGGAAAGATTACCAAAACAGGAATGGTTCAGGTGGACGCCGAGGGCGGGAGGACTGCTGAACTTATGAACCTTCAAGGAATATCTCCGGAAGGCCTGATTGATCCTGAAAAAACTATATTAACAGCAGACTTAGCACTTTACGCGCGCGGCGGAGTTGGCGGTGCATCAGTCAGAAAGCAATATGTCAAGAAAAAGGGCGCTACAGATGAACTCTTCGGCGCCGCTACATCAGCTACGAATAAACTATGGGGAAGCGTAGAGCAACTAGGCCAATGGGCCAAGCTTAGAGACGAAGGCTGGGATAGTCAAAAGTTATTCCAGGCAATACAAAGCGGCGTTACTTTGCCCGATGGCACAGTTCTTGAGCCAGCCCCAGGAGTGACCGGTGCCAAGGGCGAAACACAGTTTCACATTAGCCCCTCTCATTATATGGGAATGGCAGGAAATGCTGGCGGTGATGCCGGCAAGTTAGGCACACTTAAGATAACCACAAAAACAGTGGAAGACTTTTTTGCACTTGCTGCGTCACAAATGAATGATGATCTAATTGTAATGTTTAACGCGCTAGCATCTTTAACTGATAACATTGGAAGATTCTTTTTGGTAGATTGTGGCGGCGATGCTTGTACGGATGAGGATGCAGCAGATAGGCATCTAGCCGGCGTTGAAGCGATGCGAGATGCTGAAGATTTAGAAGCTGCAGTTGTAAGCTCGGTACAATCTTCAAAATAATTAATTAACCTCTTGACTTTACAATCGTTTGTTGTTATTATAGACTATAGTTAATAAAGGGAGAGATATGTCTAAGCAATATGCATCTAACCAAGCTTTGAATGAAAAGCTTTTGAAGGGTGTGAATACCCTAGCGGATAACGTAGGCTCTACTCTTGGGCCGAGAGGTAGAAACGTTATCTTACACCAGAAGGATAAGAATCCTATAGTAACTAAAGATGGTGTAACTGTCGCATCCTTCATTGATCTAGAAGATCCTATGGAGAATGTTGGAGCGCAGATTGTTAAGCAAGCCGCATTTCAAACCAATGCGAAAGCAGGCGATGGTACGACTACGGCTACGATCTTGTCGCGCGCAATCCTTACCAACTCCCAAAGATACTTAGCGGCCGGCGCTGTCCCTATTGATCTAAAGAGGGGCATCGACAAGGCAACCGAAGCTATGGTTACAGAACTAAAGAGTCTCGCGCGCCCTGTCTCCAGCCAGGAAGACATTAAGCATATCGCAACCATCTCTGCTAACAATGACAAGGCTATCGGAGAGTTGATATCTATGGCAGCAGACCAAGCTGGCAAGGATGGCGCGATTACAGTAGAGGAAGCAAAGTCTCTAGATACGAGTTTAGATGTTATTGAGGGCTTCAGGTTCGACTCTGGATACTTTGCAAACGCTTTTATCAACGATGAAAGAAAGGGAGCAGTCAAATATGATAACTGCTTCCTGATGATTACTGATTACAAGCTCAGTACAGTAGAAGAGATCATGCCGACTCTAGAGATTATTTCAAGAGATGGAAGACCTTTGGTTATTATAGCAGAACAAGTAGATGGTCAAGCTTTGGCATCCTTAATTATGAATCAGACCAGAGGTACACTGAGAGTTGCAGCAGTAAAAGCTCCAAGGTATGGAGAAGAGCGCAGAAATATTCTCAAGGATCTGTGCGTGTCAACTGGAGCGACGTTTATATCCAGAGAGGCAGGAGTTGGATTGGATCAGGTCGAGCTTAAGCATCTTGGTATATGTAGGAACATAGAGGTGGTAAAGAACTTTACAACGATCGTTGGTGGCGAAGCTGATATCGAAGATATTGAGAGGACAATTGATAATCTAAAGACCGAGCTTTCTCAGACCAGCGATCTCAAGCAATGCGAGAGAATTCAGGAGAGGATAACTCGACTAGCTAGCGGCATCGCGATTATCAAAGTTGGCGCCGCAACAGAAGTCGAGATGATTGAAAAGAAACATCGCATTGAAGACGCCCTAGAGGCCGTCAAATCAGCTCAGGAGGAAGGTATGGTACCCGGTGGCGGTACCGCCCTTCTGAGGGTGGCGAAGATTGTAAGAGAAGATATTAGAAGGCTAGAGCTTGACAACCACGATCAAGAATTAGGAGCAAGTATTGTACTTGATGCGGCCAAAGAGCCCGCAAGACAAATGTCTCTGAATGCTTCGGAATCTCCGGATATCATAATCTCTATGATCGAGTCAGCCGAGAATAGCCATGGTTATAATTTTGTAAGCCGCGAGATTGTAGACATGATGTCTGCTGGTGTAATAGATCCTGTTAAGGTTACAAGAACAGCCTTGCAAAATGCTGCTTCTGTGGCTACTTCACTAATTACATCTGGGCATGCGGTAGTGGAATTATAGCATTAACACTAGTTATCTTTCGAGGTATAATATATTATGGCTAGCGAAACAGATATTCAGATTGATTTAGTTGAGATAGATGGCAAATTGCAACGTTTAATGGACGCAATTCAAACTGTCAAAGAGAAGCAGGAAGAAGTAGCTGTGCACATCTCCCAGATTAAGAAAGCTGTATACGATCCGGATCAGGGAATATACGCGAGATTGAGAGAGTTAGAGTCTTGGAAGAAAATACACACCAAGCTCATGTGGATTACAGTCAGTAGTCTAATTGGTATTTGTTCAGCAGTGTGGATTAATTATATTATCGGAGCCAACTAAGAAGGTATATGTGAGAGTTAAAGTTACTTATAGTATAGACTTAGAAGACGTGCCAGTGAAAGTTTCCTCCCTTATAGCGGAGTCCCACGAAGATTTAAAAAATTCGTGTGAGCTTGTCGCAAATTCGTCGTCTCTTTTGGGAATAGAAAACGATCCTATAAAATGTATAAAAGATCTAGATTCTGCCCAAGATATAATTTATAGCGTTTCGAAACAACTGGAAGATATGAAAAATATTCTAATAGGATACCAGAGAATACTCTTGTCCGAAAGTGAAGGTCTTCAAGAGATAGACGAACAAACATATAATACTATTCAAGATATGAAAGATTTAGTAAATCAAATCAAAGATACAGAGGAGCTATCGAATGATTAGAGAAGGAAAGTTAGTTTTCGTACCATCGCAAGTTATTTTACAAAAGTACGAAGTGTCCAAAGACGGCTCCAGCGCCGTTTCAGATTGGAAAAGATTCGAGGAGCCAAAGACTTTTTTAGTTTCAGATACGAAAAGCATAAATGATCAAGTCGGCGTTTTCTTTGAAAACGAAACATGGTATGTGAAAGAAAAAGAAGTCACACCTGTAGAAGAAGGGCTAAAAAATGACTAGTAAATTTATTATTCTAACTGAAGTATACGAAAACAGCGGCTTCTTTAAATATTCGCCTGATCCTGGCGGGAACGACACCCAAAGAAAGATTTTCTCTTCTTCCAACGATAGAGGATTCTCTTTGAGAAAGGTGCTTGTTAATGTGAATCATATTACATCGGCAAAGGATTATTCTAATTTCATCGAGAGGTTGGGAGACGATTGTTCTTGGGCAGAAGAGCTAAACGAGGAGCAGGGGTTTACTAAAATACAAATGAACTGTGGCTCTAACTCCGTTTCTTCTATGGCAAATATGATAGTGCTCGGTAGTTTTGAGCTTATAACTTCCAAAATACTCGAAGCAACATGATAGAGATTAACAATTATGTATTATATGTAAAAAATTCATGCCCCTATTGTCACTTTGCAGTCGATCTACTTCAAGAGAAAGAACTAAATTATAGTTTAATTTCCTTGGACGCGTCAGAACAACTCTTTGATTCTGTTAAAGAAGCTTATGGCTGGTCCACCGTACCAGTGATATTTGGTCGTGTCGATGAAAGATCATATCAGCTAATTGGTGGATTCGACGATTTGAAAAAGTTATTGGAGGACAGTTGTGTCTGAAAACCCACCTAATTCTTCCGATACTTTCTCTATTACAGTCTTAGATGCGAAAGAGATCAATAAAGAATGTAGTACACAGTTGGACATATTAGAAGATCTAATAAGAGAGGAGCCGGATCTGGTACCTATTAATAAAAACACGTTCTCTTTGTTGTGCGAGAGCTACCAAACAAGTTATAAAGTTGCGAGCATCTCCAGCCGACTCCTAGAAGAAAATGAGCGTTTTGGGGAACCAGACAAAGAAGAAATTTTAATAAATGGTACAGATATGTTGGTACTACAAACAGCTATGATGGCACGTCACTATATTGGCCTGGACTTAGTAAAAACTTCTGGCATCTCCACAGCTATTCACTAGAGCTTTTAAATAAAATAATAAAAAAGACACAGAGCCGCGAACCTTTTGTTTTTTCTATATATTTATGTATAGGCTAAGTGTGTAAATCTTTTCACATCTTGACCAATATATCATTGTCCACTGGCTTTGGCGAGGGAATTCTGTGTCTATAGGAAGTAAAGCGAAACATATGCTAATTTTTAGTATTATAAACTTCGCTTTTTACTTTCTAATTCAATCCTACGCTAGCGAGCATAGATTCGATTTCATGACAGGTCTCGATGAAGCGATCCCTCTCATGCCAGAACACATATGGATATATCACAGTATAATACCTGTTATATTTGTTACCATGGTTTTGCTTGTAAAAACTAAAAAAACCTTCTTTACAACTTTCTGGTCTTGTGTCGCCGTCGCAGCCGTTTTAAATATTTCATATGTTCTCTTGCCATCACACTACCCTAGGGTTCCTTTCGAAGTCAATACAATTTCTGAAATGTTGCTAGACTTAACAAGACAGATAGACGGCGCCAACAATACATTTCCGAGTGGTCATGTAGCTTTCGCGTGGACTCTTTTCATGGGAGTACGACAAACAAAGTTAGCTAAAAACTTGCTTGGAACAAAATCTTTATACTTGCTTTGGGCCATAGGAATATCTTTATCCACTTTAGTATTGAAGCAACACTACATTATAGATGTTTTTTCAGGCATCTCCTTGGCGCTCACATGTTATTTTTTGGTAGATTCAGTCATTGAATATTATGGCCTGTATAAGAATGAAGAAATATTGCAAGAAGTATGAAAGAAACTACAGAGCAACGCATAATAATAATATTATTGATGACACTTCTGGTTCAGAGTTTATTTTTATGCATCGCGCTCCTTCTGGCGATGGAGCCGGCCACTCCGGATGAGTATTTGCAAACGCGCCCGACCGCGCAAAATTTATCCGAAAAAATTTTTCCCCTTAGCGGGTTGTGCTTGACAAATTAGATAAACTAAAGTATACTAGTTGTATAGTTTTTAGCTTAAGGAGCAGTAAATGTTAGCTGATATAATTGTCGATCTGCAATATGGTGACTGTGGTAAGGGAAAGGTTACGCACTATCTTTGTAAATATAAGAAGTACACGCACGTACTGAGATATAACGGAGGCTGCAACGCAGGCCATACGATTTATCACGAAGGTAAAAAGTTCGTTACCCATCATATACCTAGCGGAGTATTCCACGGTGTTAAGTCGATAATAGGTTCAGGCTGCGTAGTCAACCCCGCTCAATTCTTTAAGGAAATTGAAGAGCTAGAGGCTGGCGGTATTAATACACAAGGCCTGCTATACATAGCTGATAACACGCATGTAATCACTACAAAGCATCTTGAAGAGGACGGTAAGGATAGCAAGTTAGGCACAACTAAGCAAGGCAATGGGCCCGCATACAGAGACAAGTACGCGCGCGTGGGAGTGCGCGCAAAGGATGTTCCCGAACTTGAGCCATATTTGATTAACTTATACGAAGAGTTCCATGAGTCTGGAGAGGCCGTGAGGATACTGTGTGAGGGCGCACAAGGCTTTGGGTTGGACATAGACCATGGCGACTACCCATACGTGACGTCTAGCCATTGTACGAGCGCAGGAGCGTTGCTCAACGCTATCCCGCCATCTTGGATTAGAGATGTATGGGGCGTGGCCAAGCTATATGAAACCTACTCTGGATACAAAGACTTCGAGCCAAAGGAAAAAATATTTCAAAAAATTCGGGATGCTGGTGAAGAGTACGGAGCAACCACAGGTCGCGCGCGCCAATGTAACTGGATGGACTTTAATTTACTAGAGCGCGCCGCCAAGATTAACGGAGTTAACAAGCTTGTGTTCAATAAGGTTGATATTCTAGAAGAAGTAAAAGTTTGGAAACTAATTAATAACAGTGAAACGGTAGATTTTTCTTCCGGTACAGATATGGAAAAGTGGCTACAAAACAAGTTAGGAAATAATTTAGAAGTTCATTTTTCTGGGAATCCACATACATTATGATATAAAACTGACTTAAACCCCATTTTCAAGGAGAGTCGCGAATGAAAAAAAATAGAAAAGAAAGGCGACATGAACTTCTTGAGAGGGCGGAAAGCAGGATAAGCATCATCAATAATGATTATGTGTTTAAGGCAGACTTTGAGTGTGCGCGTATACTAAAAGAAATGATATTAGAAATTCGAATTTTAGCTCACGAAAACAATAAATATAAAAAAATTCTAGAGTACAACCAGCTCTACATAAGAAAACTAGAAAAAAAGATAAAATAATGTCATACGGATCCGTGGAGCACGAGCTTATATGCTTGATACAAATACTAATAGATAATTATGCTATTTGTATGTCGTATCTAGAAAAACAGCAATTAATGTAACTAGTATACTATTTATGCTTAATCCATGGAGTACTTATAATGGAAGACCCCTCCTTTTTGGAAAAGATAGAGCAGTATGAATCTGGCCTCCTTTCTTTCGAAAACACAGTATACTTGTTCCAGCATTTAGTTGATTCTGGAAAAATAATTAACATGAAAAACGACTATTATGCGTCTGCTAATAACCTAATTGACTTAGGCCACGTCGTACTCAGATAAAATAATATTCCAAACGGCCGCCGCGGCCAATGTCCTCTATTTACTATAGGGGGCAATTGATGGAGTATATAATATTTTACCAAACCTCTGTTCGAATTTAATTACGCATAAAGGAAACAATATTTTGAGAAGAGTATACGAACCGGACAAAAATGAAACTAAATTAGACGAGGCTATAACGCAGCTATATCTTTTAAAGCATGCGTTAGAGACAGAGGCTTCAGAGAAAATTGAAACTAAAATTAACAACATTCGATCGATACTGATCGAAATAAAAGAAAATTTCCATAAGGATTGACATGTCAACTGTTAACATTTCCGAGGACGCGCTTACTGTCTTACTAGAGGCAGCAGAGGCGTCCTTGCCTGATAAAAAAGAGGAGCTTAGGCAGCTTCGAGGCAAAGAGGAGGCGTTTGTACTTCGACTAGCCGAGGACGGCGTGACCAGATGTGAGCGCGCTATATTTGACGCTAAAGAGGCTCTTTTTAGATCTCTAAAATGACAGGCACATTACTTTGGTATAATAACGCCGGCTCGCAAGCTCTAGGACTAGTCGTAGATTATTTTAGATACGAACGCGTCGCCGGAGGTAGCCGGACTATGCAGTTCGGGGACATTATCGTAGCAATAGAGTGGGTTAGGAAAGATGATAAGATGCCATCTCAAATTTGGCCCGCGAGTTCTTGGAATGACGACGGCTATAATCATTCAACCTCTTCCGACTTACGATACTGGCCAATAGATTACGAAAACAAAGCATGGTATAAGCTTAAGCACTTTAAAATTATATCCGAGGCTCCAAAAAAACTACTTAAATAATTTTGATTTGTGCTTATAGTTATTATATAAGGAGGCTACATGGAAATGGCACCGCCCTCACACGAAATAAAACCAGAAATATTTAAGAATATCTTCTTAGAGGACTGGAATAAGTTACGTGTAGAGGCAAGAGAAATATACAAAGAAGCTATAGCTTCAAAACACGCGGGAAAATACGCAGAATATACAAGATTGATACGCAAGTATGATATATACATTGCTAGCGCGGATACAATGTTGGATATTGCTGCAAAATTTCCCATAGCGGAGGCTTGATGAATTATTCAGAAGAAGAAATAGAACTAGCGTTTGAGCATTTTGCTACAGAAGCGCAAAGAATAGTGTCAGAATATATGGACACACACTTTCCAACATTGCCCAAAGAGCATATCGAAGTGAATGATAACGGGCACGTATACTGGAAACTATCCCGAGTCAGAGACTCGGATCGCCATGGCGCAACTTCAAGAACTGTATACGCTTTTGTCAGAAAGAGAGATGGCGCAATTTTTAAACCAGCGTCTTGGAAGGCGCCCTATACTAAGGGTAAAAGCGCCGTAAGAGGTTATGTAACTGATGAATGGGCGGCTAGCGTACTTACTCCACATGGGGTGATGTATGCTAGGTGAAAGTAGGCTCCCTAGTTTCGTATATTGGCCCCTGGATCCCTGGGATATTTCCCGAGGATAGAACCAGGGAGCCAGCTTACGGAATAATAATAGAGATGGGAGAGCATTATCAGGGCACAAACATCTGCGTATACTGGATGGAATCAGAAGAATCCTTCTGGCACGACGAGACAGACTTAAGGATATTGAGTGAGTAGAAGAACCCCGCCAAAGGCTGGCGATATGGTGATATGGAAAGATGGCTCGATCGGTATATTAATCGAGCGTTTTGATCTGTACACCAGGGGCAAAATTGCTAGCAGAAATTATACACCATGCTGGTGCTGGCGTATCGAATTTCCAAACTCGCCACCTTATAATTACAATATTCAGTACGGCGAGAGCGAAATAAATCTAATGAACAGGAATAAAATAAAAAAGATTATTTCTTGTTAATTTTATTGCATCGGTGCTTATAACTTATTGACTAGGAGGTGCCTAATGAAGATTGGCGATCATGTTGTCTGCGAAGGCAAAGAAGGCAAAATCATACGATTTCAGCCAAAGACAAGAGATTTAATTGTGAAGGATGATAATGGAGAAATCCATACTTTCTCTCAATTTACGACGGAGTTAAAAAATGCGCGCCGGTGATTTAGTAGAGCCAGGAGAAAACCACGGATGCCGCGGTCTAGACGGTCGAGCCCATGGAATTATTCTCGAATATCTTCCAAGCAAAAAAGGTTATCGCGAAGCCGTCGTAGTTCGCTGGAACGACGGCGAAATCGAGCTTGAGGTTCCAGGCTGGCTGGAAATTATAAATGAAGCCCGGTGATTTGGTAACTTTGTCCGCTTACGGACAGAGGCTACTGATGTTTGTACAACTCCATAATAAAGTTGGGTTGGTTGTCAAGACCGATCGAACGTTGTACGAACAGGGGAGCTACGAAGTACGCTGGCAAGGCCATACAAAAACGTGCCTCATGGAAAGAAAAGACATAAAAAAAGCTAAATAAGTACAATTTCGTGCTTATTGTTTATGAAGAAAAGGAGTGGACATTATGTCCGGTGTATTACGAAGCTCGTGAAAGAGCGTTGAACAATGGAAGAGTCTATCACCTCGCTGCAATTCTTAAGCGAGGCAAAAAGGTCGTCAAGGTTGGCGAGAATACCTTTAAGACACATCCCAGATTCAAGAGAAGATATCCAGATGGTACGCACGGCAGTCATATGCACGCAGAAATGAACGTGCTACGCTTTGCTAGGCCCGGTGATACCCTAGAGGTCATGCGCTTTCTAAAGACCGGTGGGCGTGCCATGGCGAAGCCTTGCGCGCATTGTATGAAGTACATACGAGAAGCTGGCATCAAAGAAATTAAGTATACCAACTTGGAAGGGGATTGGGAGTGCATGAAAATAGTTTAAAAGTAGGCGATCTGATTTGGTTCTGCAACATAGACCAAGAAATAGTATATGGATTGGTTGTAAAGCTCGTAGGCTGGAAAAGAGAAGCTAAGGGCGAAGCAGTATCAGTAGTATGGATGGATGACGGCCTACCAACATACGAAAATATAGACAGCATTCTCGGAGATTCACCAGATTATAATTACATGGGCCTAGTAAATGAAAGTCGGTGATCTAGTAAAATGTAATTGGCAACCCTCGGTATCGAGGATCGATAAAGAAACACAATGCTGCATCCCGATGCAATACACAATTGAAGGGGAATACGGAATAATTGTTAGGAAGAAGGAACAGTACTGCACAGGCAGTTATAACGTGGTACTATTTCCAAAGTTTAACTATGAGCATACTTTATCTGACTCCGCTCTTGACTTAATAAACCAAATTTAGTATGATGGTGTTATGAATATTTTTGCGCCCGTAGCTCAGTTGGATAGAGCAACGGCCTTCTAAGCCGTAGGTCACAGGTTCGAATCCTGTCGGGCGTGCCAAACGAGATTTATTATGAATAGACAATTTATATCTTATTGTGAAAAAAATTCACCTAGATTTATCACTGCGCTTAAAGGCAATTTAAGTGAATATAGCATGTTTAATTTTTTAAGTGATAAAGTGGCACACGTAGAGTGTTCTCCCGATAATGGAGATGCCGATTTTAAAATCAAATACATGCAGAAAGAATATTTGGTAGAGCACAAAAGAGCTAGGAATACCAAGTATGCAAATGGAGATTTGAAAGTAGAGCTTCAGAAGTCACGAGACTCTGGTTCTTCTAAGAAGAATAGATATTACCTTATTGAACAGTTTGATATAATATCAGTTGACATTAGTGAGCACACAAAAAAGCAAGATGATTTTCGCTTTGCTCTTGCTAAGAATCTCGCGAGAGATAACAACTACCCAGACTGTTTAAAGAAAATACAAAGAATTGCAGTAGATGATACGTCTATCTGGAAAACAGAGATTGCTGAGCTTATCTAATCCTGTCGGGCGTGCCACTTAATTCAGCACAATGCGTGCTTACAATATAAATACATGGCCGAGTGGCGGAATTGGCATACGCAGCAGACTTAAAATCTGTCGCCCTCATGGGCTTGTGGGTTCGAGTCCCACCTTGGCTACCAGTCATTCAAAAGGAGAAATGAAATGGAACAGATTATTCTTAACTCGCTAGAGCGAGCAGAAGATCAGCTTGAAAACTTCAGCACAAAGGAAGACTTGGCAAGATATATTGCCGATGAACTTAAGCGAGCCATCGCAGAACAGTTGATGGAGCAGCTTAATCATCTCTAATCCGTGCTTATAATATAAATATGGAAACGAAACCTAAGAAGCCTGTTGTTGGAAATCTTGTTGTTCTCAATTGGGAAGAGATATCCATGGATGAGCGGCTTTGGACCGACAAAAGCCGATTTTCTGCGCCCGGAATTATCACCAAGTGTGTCGGTATCCGGTGTCACGTATATTGGCCGGATGGCAAGGTGACTCGCCCGGAACGCAGAGTTCTAAAGGTGCTAGCATGAGAGTAGAACCACAATATAAAGTCGGTGGCTTGGTCAGATGGTCACGCCATAAAACCTGGGATCATGGTGGCCTAGGATTTATTGTTGCAAGACATTATAATCAAATAGTGGGCTGGAAATATAAAATTATGTGGCATATCGATCTCCAGGAGATTGTTGGATATGAAGGCATGTGGTATGACGTTAGTGATTTCGTTAACGGAGACATCGAAGAGGTATGAAAGCCGGTGATTTAATAAAGTGCTACAATAGTATCGGCCTAATCGTGCAATGTGACGAGTGGGCAACACTTGTTTGGTGGTGCGATGATAGCATTGTCGAAGATCTAAACATGTATTCTGAGCACAATATAGAGGTAATCAGTGAAAATAGGTAATTTAGTTAAATTGTCTCCAGCGCGCGACGAGCGCCGAGCGCAGTCGCAGCGCGACCGGCTCCTAGGAATCATCGTTTCTTTCGACGAGGATAATGATCCTGTTATTCAGTGGTTCCTCGCCGGATCCGCAATTTGCATAGAGTCAGAATATAGAAAAGACATAAAAATACTTTAAATTATTACCGGGGTGTATCTCCTCTGTCTTATAAACAGTAGAAAGAGTAGTTGGTTACACGAGGGTTCAAGTCCCTCCTCCCCGACCAAACACTATGAAAGAAAGTCAAAGAAAATATCTCGAAGAGTACGAGAAATATAAACATATCAATATTGAGCCCGGTTCTTACTTTGTTAAGGATCGGACTTATCTCGTTTATGATATTATATCAGTAGATGAAGACAAGCAAATTGCTGTGCTTCAAAGAGATGACTCTACAATGACCAAAACTCTTCATTGGTGTAGAAAAAAACTAGAGAGGAAATAAGTGAAGAAATTACTTAAACAACCATTACAAACTTCGGACGGAAGCCTGAGCATCTATGGATTCTTTTGGGCCATGGTAGCTGCCATCGTCGCTTTTATGGGTCCAATGGCCTTAACATACTTCTAATCGTGCTTACAATATAGGCATGAAAGCAGGTGATCTCATAGAAATGCCGCAAGGCAGAGGGCCAGCCCTCGTCATAAGCGTAAGCGAATATACGCTGAGAGACGGAACAGTCTCACGAAGTGTGGTGTGCCTCGCTTCTTACGGCGAAGATTATTGGGACGCAGAAGCGTGTAAGGTGATCAGTGAAACCCGGTGAGCTAGCAAAATTTACGAAACCCTCTACTAGAGATCTCGATAAGTGTTACCTGATTTTGGAGATTGACGGCGATTGGGTCAGGCTTGAGGGAAAGTCAAAGAACCTTCTCCATCACAAAAAAGACTTAGAAATTGTCAGCGGCGCTTAATTGCGTGTGCCGTGTGCTTATACTTATTACACAAGGAGGTAGTCATGGGACGAAGAAATGGAACACGAAAGAGACTGACAGGGGAACAGCGCGCAGAGTTCGCGCGTTCGCGACAGAAGTTGGTTGGCTCGATTATTTCACAGAAGGGATTTGAAGGCGCTCTAGTTATGGAACATATCAGAGGCTCACAGTACCTTATACGACTAGCCTCTGGAGAACAAGTCTATATGTCACACAAGAAACCTCGCTTTCAAAAGACAGGCGCCCATTCTTTTGTCACAGAAGGCGGCTGGTCTTTGTGGGAGAGTAGGAATGAAAGTCGGTGACTTAGTAATACTGTCTGCTTATGGACGTAGGTTGAGATGCAATAGTGAGTTTACCGACTCCGTGGGAGTGGTAGTTTCCGTTGACGGTCGCCTACCTTTACATCGGTGTACCTCTATTAATGTTTTATGGGCTGGTGTACAGAATCAGAAGACGTACCAGATTAGAGCAGATCTAAAGTATGCAAAATGAATATTAAAGAAGCACATAAATTAAAAGCTGGAGCGATCGTTAGAGAAAGTTGGTCAACAAGCTCTGGTGCAGTACACGGGATTGTACTTGACAAGAAATACGAGACTGGCACGAAAGTAGAACCCCAGCTTTGTCAAAAGAAAGATAGTAGATACATCGTAACTGTCGCCTGGTTCAAACCTCGCCCTAGTTATGGTGTAGTACACGAGATGGTCTCAAAGATTTCAAGTTATGGTCTGATGCTAGTGAGCCACGCAAAATGATTCCGATGGAATATCTTAGTGCCAATATTAGAGGCTACGGACAAATTAATGCTGGAGCGAAATCTGGTGAGAGCACTAATAAAAATGATTTTATCAAGCATAAGTCCTCAGAACCAAAGAGAAAAATAGACATCGGCCCAGCGGTCGTTCTTCATATTGGAGAAAGTGCTAAACTTGAGCCGATGCGTGCTTATGATTTTCTTGGAAGACCCAAGGAGATGTGATGAGATTCTGTAATTTCATATTCAAGCCTAAGCAGAAAGAGATCGCAAAGACAGTATTAAAAAGCTTTTGCGAGCAGTGGCTTGGTTGGAACGACGCTGGGCTTTATTGGGGATTTGATACTCGCGACCTCCCAGAAGGATATATTAGATTCTACGGCGAGGCAGATCCTTACAGCGGAGCCTCTGATATGTCGAACGCCACCGAGCTTTGCCACAGTGACGAGCCTGTGCGCGCATGTGATTTGACAAACTCCATGTTCATTGCCCTCGATGAAGAGGGCTTCTTCGACGATCCCAAGATTCATGAGTGGATGTCATATGAAGATGCACAAGAGGACGAGAGAGTTTCGGGATGGGATAGTAACAATCCAAAGTTCTATAGTTTTTTTGAAAGAGAGCTTGCCGAAGTAGTTACTTGCTTGACCGCTAGCTCCTCTCGCATTATGTCTTTTTATGAGGATAGTGTTTGGATATCTGATAAAGATGATGCCGGAAGCATCCAAACAAAGTCTATTCCTTTAGCTAAATATATTTTGAACATGGCACTTGATCACTCTTAATCTAGCACAATCTGTGCTTATAATTTGCTTATGAAGAACCTAGAGCTACTTAAAGTAGGTGACTTAGTTACATGGGCTCCCGATGGAGACATTGGCATTGTAACCAAGATTGATCTCGATGAAAGAGATACCTACCATAAACGAGATGAAGATCGCGAGCCCTATTATATTAATTGGCGAGACGATCCCGAAGCATCCGGCTGGCACGGGCCTGGCGATGGTATGCTTTTTTTACTTAATTCCGCCTAAACTGTGCTTACAGTTATAGCGTAACCCGAACAGGAGAAAACAAAATGGCACGTTGCTCATATTGTTATGTAGATGGACACAACCGCCGCACTTGCCCCGACTATACAGCAAGGATTCAGCGGTTGGCCGAGAGCGGTAGCGAATATTACAAAGAAGAGTTGGAGCGACGAGGTAAAGGCAAAGACAAGAGCCAGCGCACTTGTTCGTTCTGTGGCACCCGTGGACACGATCGAAGAAAGTGCGAGCAGCTAGGCGCTTACGTTGACAAGCGATCCACCCTGGATCTGGACGCGCGCCACGACATCGCTGGAAAGATTAGTGATATTGGCTTGGGCCTTGGCGCGCTCGTTTCTTTTAAAGTGAGGGACTATGATTATTCAAAATCAGAGTATGTGACCATTCAAAATACCGGCGTCGTTTGCAATATTAGATGGGAGATGATTGATAGTAATAGCTATGATTCTACTTCTCAATTTATTACGGTTGAAAGCATTGAGATGTGTGATGACGGCTCTTATGTTCCAGTGAAGCGACATCTTAGTATGCCTTTTGATGTTGTTGCAAAAGCCTTGCAAAACAACAGAGAAGAGATGATGTCCTCATCCCGATGGGATTGTGCCCCAATTGTTGTGAGCCCAGTCGAAAACTGTTCACCACCAGAAGTGTTTCATAACAAGAAGAAAATGGAACGCCTAATCCGCAACAATGCGAAAGATCTTAGGCACTATTCGTGGCAGGTTAGAGAACTGCTGGATGCAGAATGAAGGCGGGCAGTCTCGTAAGAGTAATAAGACCGGGAATTGGCGTACCTTTCGGGGCTCTCGCTTTGATTTCATCAGTTGCCAGATCAAACTTTGATGAGTTTAATATATACGAACTAACTCTCATAGGATCAGAGCGTTGTATACAGAGGCTTGAAAAAGATTTGGAGATCGTTAAATGAAAGTTGGTGATCTAGTGGTCATAGTAGAAAAGCATAGATCGGTCTATCGACCCGGTGAGCATCTAATCGGCGTAATAGTGGAACACTTCCCAGCGGAAGGGTATCTTGAAGAGAGCGTACATGTGTTGTGGTCGGGCCAAGAGCAAGTTACAGTCGCGTTTCCAAACTGGTTAGAGGTTATAAATGAAAGCAGGAATTCTAGTTAAACATTCTCCTAAGATTGAAATTGATAGTTGGCTATCAGACAGGGGTGTAACTCACGATACTATCGGTCTCGTTTGCGAACGTCCGAGCGGAAAGGATATGACGATTCCAGATGCACACCAATTATTTTGGATACACTGGTTTGGTCAGCCCGATTGGGACTTGATGTTACCTGAAGATCTTATAATCTTTTCTTCTTAATATCCTCCCCCCAGGTGCTTATAGTTAGTGTATGGATAAGGCATTTAAGACCGGCGCGCTAGTAAAGTTTCCTGATAGTGGTTACTTTGCTACTATTGTGAAAGTTGCAACCGAATACGGGTGCACCAATGTTACGTTGGCTATATACGGTGATTATACCGGCCCAAACCCAACTAACATGAGCATAGATATGCTTAAGCGACGCGCAGTGGTTTACGCGGAGGCTCCAGTTGAAAGCAGGTGATCTCGTTAAGTTTGTTGGCGTTGCTAAGTTCTATAGAGGCCGAATTGGCGTTGTATGTAGACTGTATAGCACACACGGTATCAAAAAGAACGGCGTATTGCCTCCCAACAGCGCGCTCGTGCATTTCGCAGGTGCAGAGAATCAAGGCCGCGCTACCCCATGGGGAAACGAGCGCTCGTCTGGCTTCCACCCAATGTGTTTAACAGAACTCGAAGTGATCAATGAAAGTCGGTGATTTAGTAAAAGCGTCTTATTGGGATAAAGATCAGGTGGCTGTCGTTATTAGCACCAAACGCCTACAACCCAGCGGAATTGTTAAAGTTTTTGGCTCCTTTGGTTGGGAGCTTGATCAATTGGCGCGCGATTTGGAGGTTATCAACCATGCCGATGAATAATATACACACTGTTAAAGTTGGTGATCTAGTACGCCGTGAAGGCTATAGCAGGCGAGAGAAACTTTATATGGTTACTAAAGTTATCGGAGATCGTTGTGCATTTAACACACATGAGATGACTTTAGGTTTGTGGGAGGTTACAGATCGTACACAGTATACTTACCTCTCTCCAGCACCCTTGTACTATATTGTTGGAGGTGATTATGAGGCTGGACTATATGACCCCGAAACCGGCGCGCCCTATTAATATTCTTTGGGCGGTGCTTACTATTATTGTATGAAACACAAACAAGCTATGTGCGGGTATTGTGCCAAGCGAGGGCACACTAGGCGATCTTGCGGGAAAAGAAAGGAGCACGAAAAGATTTTCGATGCTGCAATCTTTCCTCAATTTTTCAAGCCAGGGGATCTAGTGATCACTTCGCTCGCTCCACCTCGATATAAAGATGAACACCCACGAGGATGGGGGACAGAGCCGGAAGGCACGCTAGCGATGATTACTAGCGGACCCGTCGAGCACTATCATTCGTGGGGTGGGCTCTACGATATTGTTTACGTTTCGGGAGACAATACCGGAGTACCCAGTCAGATCTGCGCCGATTTTGTTAGACCGACAACTTAACTAACAAACTTTCGTGCTTATACTTTAAATATCAGAGTACGCCTCTTTAGCTCAGTTGGTAGAGCACCGGGCTTTTAACCCGTAGGTCGTCCGTTCGAGCCGGACAGGGGGCACCACACGCAGGAGAACCAGTGGGATATCGATCAGAAGTAGTCTTGGCTGTATCAAAAGAAGCTGCGCCATACTTCATGGCGATGTTAGCCAAGAATCCAGATACCAAACGAATGTGTGAAACCGCACATAAGTTCACACCCGACTTCGATGAAGAAGGCGGCTGGTTAGTTCACTGGAGCAGTATCAAGTGGTACGAAGGATATCCAGAAGTTGATGTAATCAATGATTTTGTTGATGCGATGAATTCAGATAATCTGCTTGAATATGGAGAACTGGAGCCTAGTTCAGTTGACTGGTCTGAACACTTCATTTTCGTGCGAGTTGGCGAGGAATGTGATGACGTTCGCCAAGAAGGCCATGGGCCATGGCCAATCTGGCCACAAGCCTCGATCCATATTGGATCAAACACTTAATCGGCACCTTAGTGTGCTTACTATTGGGACATAGGAGAGAGATATGAAACCTTGGACAGTAATTGTATCCGGCGAGACGTATGGCAGTGGCTACAGTCACATACGAGAGACCAGTCTACCGCATGATAAAGAGAAGGCGTGGGCAATTGCCAGCGAGCGTTACGGGGAACTAAACCTTATCGCTATCATCCCAGGATCATTCAAGAATATCGTTTTCAACGGTTTTTCTGAAACTAATCGTTAATTCATACTTGTTTGTGCTTACTATATACTTGTAAGACACACAGGAGGCCATCATGGCTATCGACTTCAAGACATTCAATGAAATTGCTCCCCACGTTCTTGCTGTACGCAAGCCGGTTCTCATTCGAGGCCGCCATGGTATTGGCAAGAGTGAGATTGTTTATCAGATTGCTGCCAATCTTGGCCTTCCCGTTGTGGAACGCCGCGCTTCGCAGATGACTGAGGGCGATCTGCTTGGTCTTCCCTCCACCGATGGCGACGTTACCTCTTGGTGCCCGCCTGAGTTCCTGGCGGCTGCATGTAGTCGAGCCGTGGTTCTCTTTCTCGATGAGGTTGACCGAGCCGTGACTGAGGTTCGACAGGGACTCTTCGAGCTTTGTGACTCGCGCAAGATCGCTGGTCAGGTTCTTCACCCGGAGACTCTGATCATTGCTGCCGTCAACGGTGGCGAGCATGGCGCGCAGTATCAGGTTGGCGAGATGGATCCCGCCGAGCTTGATCGCTATACCGTGTTCGATCTGGAGCCGACTGCTGAAGACTGGCTCGATTGGGCAAAGGACAATGTTTCTGGACCTATTTGGGACTTTGTTAACCAGAATCGCTCACACCTTGAGCATGATGGAGAGTTCGAGCCTAACAAGGTTTACCCTTCCCGTCGTTCGTGGAAGCGTTTCAACGATTGCCTTGTTAACGCTGGTCTGACCGAGGATCCCAAGGCTTCTGCTGGACCCGTGGTGTTCCACCTTGCTTCCGGCTTCATTGGATTCGAGGCTGCTGTATCGTTCAATGACTTCTGCGCCAAGTACGAGTCACAGGTCACTATCGAAGACATTGTTGACCGTGGCGAGATCTCCAAGACGGATGATTTTGGTATCAACGACCACTGTGCTCTTATCGAGAAGTTCCAGGCTTCGGGCATCTTCAAGGAGAAGATCGAAGACGAGAAGATGCAGAACGTTGTTAACTACTTCGTTACGCTTCCGTCCGAGGTTGCGATGAAGCTGTGGGGTGTTCTGGGCGAGGGTCCACAGGAGAATGTGGTTGCTCTGCATAAGGGCGAGACCGCTGATGGTCGAACCGTCGCCTCGATGATGGTCAAGATGTTCGCTTCTGATTCCAACTAATGAAAAAGAGGAGGTTACGCAATGAATTGGCCTTAAAGGTGCTGCATTGTTAATATAGGGTCGGGAATCAATGATTATATGTAAAAATGGGCGGCTATTATCACCGCTCGAAACCCTCAATGCTCGTAACGAGGGGAAAATCAACGACGAGATAACGTGATGGGCAACGTGAGAAATCCCATCCCCGACTTAACAATGCTTTCGCTGTGCTTATACTTATTGTGTAGGAGACAAACATGAGTTTCAACCTGAATGAACATACGCATCGCCTGATGGTTCGCGAGCCCTTCTTCGCTGCTCTCTCTCGACGCATCGATAAGATGGCAGACAAGAGCATCCCGACCGCTGGCGTCCGAGTCAACCCTGAAACTGGATACTTCGAGCTTCGATACAATCCAGACTTCTTTGAACCGCTGCCTGACGCGCATCGTACTGGCGTGATCATCCATGAGTTCTATCATCTTGTGTTTGAGCACGTTACTGGTCGCCTGCCCGATGAGTTGGCTGGCGTTATGAAGTCGAACAACCCCACACAGAAAGAAGCACAACTCTTTAAGATGTGGAATATTGCTGCTGATCTCTCTATCAATTATTTGATCGGTCGTTCTAATCTTCCCGATATGTGCTGCTTTCCCGGCGAGGGCATGTTCGAGGATTTCCCTGAAGGCCAGACCGCCGAGTTTTATTTCGATCTCCTCAAACAAAAGATCGAAGAACAAGAGCAGAACGGTCAAGGTGGCCAGGGTGAGGGCGAGATCGATCCCAACGAAGCTGGCCAATTCGATGATCACGAGGGTTGGGGACAGAGCGACCCCACCGCTAGCGCACAGGCTAAAGAGCGACTGAAGGATGCAGTTAAAAAGGCTGCTGGAGAGGCTTCTTCTAGTGGATCCGGTTGGGGATCTGTTAGCTCAGAAATGCGTAAGCAAATTATGGAACGCATTACTCCTAAAGTGGATTGGCGCAAGGTCATGCGATACTTCGTAAAAACTTCTCAGCGATCTGAGCGCAAGTCTACGCCTAAGCGACTGAATAAACGATTCCCGCACATTCACCCAGGAAAGCGCGTCAAGCGCAACGCGAGCATCGCCATTAGTATTGATCAATCTGGTTCTGTCGATGATGCTATGCTCGCCGCGTTCTATTCGGAGCTTAACAAGCTGTCCAACATCGCAACATTTACCGTGATTCCGTTCGATGATCGAGTTTTCGAGGAGAAGGTTTATGTTTGGAAGAAGGGCGAAACTAAAAATTGGGAACGTGTCTTGTGCGGAGGAACGTGTTTTAATGCTCCGACTGACTATGTGAACAAGGGCAATTTTGACGGTCACATTATCTTGACTGATCTTTGCGCGCCCAAACCCAGGGCTAGCAATTGCCAGCGTATGTGGATGACGACGCGATACTATGCGGAGCATCCCTACTTTAAGACTAACGAGCGAGTGATCGCTATTGACGTATAAGGAGTTGAAATCATGGATGATTTTGATTTTGAAGACGAGTATATGACTGAAGAGACTGAGATGGATCTTGATGAAGATTATGATCCCACGGATCTCTCGGAGATCTGGCACCCTGATGTTGCCGATACTCTTCAGTTCGCCTATTAATTATCTCTGGCGCGTGCTTACTATTAGTACGTGGAGGTTAGAAGATGAGTTACTACCGACGAGCGCCTAGGCCAAGGCCCGAAACTATCGGGACCGAGAAAGTGAAGAATACAATCGAGACGATTGACAAGATTCAGAATCTCACCGCGTGGGAACGCAGCTTTATCAATTCGATCAAGGAAGGCTGGCAGAAGTATGGGTCTGTGACTGAAAAGCAACACACCATGATTCAAAAGCTGGCGGATCGCTATAACCCGGATAACGTTAAGGCGCGCGAGAACTGGATCGGTAGTTTCGACGATGAAAAGAAGAATCGTCTTCAAGTGATGGCGCGCTACTACAAGGCGAACCCTCCTTATTTCGGGGATCTTGCTAATAGGATCCTGAGCGATCCCGATTATATCCCAACCGAGCGCGCATATAACGCGATGTGCGAGAACAAGTATTCTCGCAAGGTGATGGATATCCACAACGGGGATCCTCTTTTTCCTGCTGGCACGATGGCCGTCGCGCGAGACTCACGCCAAACTCCGCACCGGATCCGAGGAAAGACCATTGTTGTTATTGAACATCCAGAGGGCGTGCACAATTCTGCCAATGGAGCGCGCCGCGTGATTGTTCTACCGGTTGGTGAATCTGTACCCGTGGAGACCGAAGAACGATGGCTCAAAAAGTTGCCCAAAAAACTTCGCTGACTTAACCCTTTGACCCGCGTGCTTACTATTTATATGTAGGCACACGAGGAGTACACGCCAATGACCCGTAAGGACTTTCAACTAGTCGCCAAAGTCGTCGCGACGATTGACGACATTCGCACCCGCAACACGGTCGCGCTCAACTTTGCGACTGAACTGCACAAACAAAATGATCGTTTCGACACTGTTCGTTTTCTGTCTGCTTGCAAGACAGAGCCGAACGATGAAGAGGGCGCACAGGATGACTTTTCTTCTTCAAAGGAAAATTTCATTGCGCCTTAATTGCAGGAGAGAGATCAAAGAAGAGTTTGATCGCAGGCAAAAGCTAGCTGAAGCATTGGTGTGCATCGCGATGTTCGCGACTTTCTTTGTTTTTCTATGGCTGCCCATGGCCCTGTAACTAGCGAGAATTACTATGGAATATCAATATCTTCAGCTCCCTGCTCCCGGCCCTTGGCCCACTGCCAACGAGCGTGAAAATATTGAGGCCGCGACGCCTCCCAACCCTGATCAGAATGTGATCGAGGATGAAGAAAATAATACTCACATTATTGTGATCCAGCTTTAACTTCACCCGATCCGTGCTTATGGTTATACCATGAAGAAGAAGGCACAAAAAGAAACGATTGACCCGCGCGTTATGCACGCTGGCAAGTCTGGCGCGCACAATGCTCGGACTTTGAACGTCTGCAAAGGTCGTTGTCGTAAGCCCAAGCGTCAGTGCTCGAAGGCTAACCGATGGAGGTCGGAATAAAATGGATACGGTTATTTCTCTAGCATATGCTGCATCTGTTGCAGTATCTCAGGCCCTCGTTACCTTTTCACAGATCAGGGCAGATCAGCAAGCTATCGCGAAGATGAGCGATAGTCAGATCCAAGATCTTGTAAGCAACAAGGCACAAAAGGTTGCAATCGGATTTAACAGAGCCAAGGAGTGATCAAATTGGATTTGGATACGATCCAGTTACCTTTTGTGCAGGTTTTATCTAATGACTGCGAGATCATTAATGAGATACAGTGCCATAATATGAGTGCTGCTCAAATCAGAAGGAATCGTATACTAGGCGAAGGGAAGATCGCGATAATCGTAATGAAAACAGTACTTTGGGAAGATTCTATTCCCTTCTAGGTTAATTCCCTGCTCTCCGTGCTTACTGTATAAGTGTGAGAGGAAAAAGATGACTCCAACATTTACAGAACCACTTGATTTTTACGCGGCCCTTTGCTGTTCGCCCGCGTCACTCTTTGTTGACTTCGTTGCGATATCGTTAGCGGTGTTTCTGCTGGGGATCTTGGTCGGTCACTCACTCAATAAAAAAGATGACGAAGACGCTTAACTCTCGGTCTCCCGTGCTTATTGTATAAGAGCCAGAGGAGAGAGGAGAAAACTGTGGTTTATGATATTCACCCATCCGATCGCGTTACCATCGGGACGTGTGATAGTGATGAGTATTGTGTAACTCCCGGCCAAGATCGGAAGGTCAACGTATACTTTGATCGCGATGGCATGGGATTTCTGGTGCCCGTGTTGCACGTTTGCAAGGGTTGCGCACGGCGCGCCTCAAAAGCTGCCCGCGAGCGATAATTTTTGGCCCAAGCCTTAACTCTCAGCCTTCCGTGCTTACAGTTAGCACGTAAACACACAAAGAGGTAATTTAATGCGTTCGCGCTAGCGGCTCGTGGGATACGCCGCACAAGAAACCCGCTAACTATTCCCTTCACGTACTTAATTCTGTCCCTCCGGTGCTTACCATATAAGTGTCAGAGGGACAGAGGAGATTCCAAGATGGCCAGAGACCTATACACAGTCAAGACCCGCGACGAAGCGATTGAAGAGTTCGAGCGCGATATCCTTCCGCTGCTCATAATTGAAGAAACCGAATGGCAGGGCGGAACGTGGCGGGAAGTTGACGAGATACACCGCTCAGAGACTTGGAACAATTGGACCGATTCTCTCCGCGAAGACAAAAAGATCAGTGATTGGCAGTATGACAACTGGTCACACCCCGATTGCTGCGAGAGCTAAAAAAAGATCATCAAGGGGTTAACTAGGCACGATCCGTGCTTATAGTTACCTTGTAGCAGAAACACACCGCATCCATGGAGGACGCACTAAAATGCTGAACAAGAGCACCACTCAAACCGTCGTCGTAGAGAACACTTTCACCGTCACCGGAGCCAACGAGGCACAACTTGCTTCTGCCCTGGTCCGTAAGGTCAACGATACCGCTCCGCTGGTTTCTCTCACCCTGAACGTTCCCGGTCGCAAGCGTGGCGTTTCGCTCGCTCTTGACGTGAACGAGGCCAAAGACCTCGCCGCTCTTTTTTCTGCCATTGTCGAAGATATGGGTTCGTGATAATTTTACGAGAGGAGAGAATATAAAATGTTTAAGGCCCTTATTATGATCGCCTGCACCATTTATATTTTTGACTCGGTGCTCCCTAAGCAGAATAAAAAGAACGAGGGTAATAAATAATATTCTCAGTAGTAGAATATTATAAAGAGATACCTACACGCCGGTATAGAACACAGTGGGATAGGGGAGACTAGTCAAAACGTAGTTACGTGGCTAGCGTGGCGCATACAAAACATGCGGAACTGATACCGGCGAATAGGCGACTGACTTAGGCCCTTCACTTTCTCACTGTCAACCCTTAATTCATTCACCCGCGTGCTTACTGTTACCATGTAGGCAGGCAACCAAGACACACACACAGGAGCCAACACCATGGCAGGCAAGTGCAAGACCAACAAGCGACGCACGCAACACACTCGCGAGCGATTCACCCAGAAACTCAACAAGGCACCGGAGGACGTGACCATCGAGCGCCGCGTGCATCTCCCCAACGGCGAGACCCTCGCCATCGCACACGTTAACGGCGTGTATCTGCTCGCTCGGTTCGACCGCAACGAGAAGCCGCTACAGTCCAGCCCGGACATTTACGGTGGTCAGGATGGTCAGCGCCGCGCGTATGACGCGGTGTCAGCCTTCGCCGGTCGCAAGGTGCACCCCCTGCCCTTTGTCCGGTTCTAGTCACAAAAACCCCCTTTTGAAATCTTCAATGATTTCGCTTACTTAGTTCACTTTTCTCTAGGAGATAGTTCAATGATTCTGTTCGGTTACCTTTCGCTCGCGGCGCTTGTGGCTCAGAGCTTCCTGATCGGCCCTTCCGGTCGCCTTCGCTAACCCCTTGATATCACTTACGATCATAGCCTGCTGAGACAGGCCAGATCGGGGTGATTTGGGGTCTAATGATTTCAATAACTTACAAAGGAGGCCCGTAAGTCCGCGATAATCAAAGAGAAATTAGTTAAATCTATTTTCACTTCATTAATGATATCAAAGACTTACGAGTGTCGATTTTCTCCCTATTTGGATCTAGCTGTGCTATGATCTATAAGCAGTCGAGGAAAGCAACCCCAACAAAGGATCAGACATTGGACTTCTTCAAGCTAGCAAAAGACAACGCTCCGCTCCCCCGCGCAAAGCAGACCGGTCTCGCCGCATTGGCTCAGGCCGGTGACGCCGATGCACGTCAGGCGCTCGTGCTCTCTAACATCCGGCTCGCGATCAACGTCGCGAACAATCACAAGCGCAACGGGATCGAACTTGAAGATCTGATCGCCACCGCTGCCGGTGCTACGCTTGACGCGATCCGCGTGTTTGACGCGTCGAAGGGTGCAAACTTTCCAACCGTTGCCCGTCAATGGATGGTTGCCCGCTGTCAAGAAGTTGTAAAGTCGCGCGGCGTCGTCTCCGGCGATGATCGCACAACTCGCGAGCTTTACCGCAAGATTCACCGCGCCCGTCGCGTGCTTACCGCGCAAGGTGTTGATATTACACCGGAAACCATCGCGGATCACCTGAAGCTGGACGCCGACAAGATCGCAGACGCTTGGGCCGTTGTGTTCGGATCTGCTACTTCTATGTCAACTCCCGTCGGAGATTCTGACGGTTCTACTTTCGGTGACTTGCTTTTTTCTCGCGAGCTTCGCCAAGACGAAAAGATGGATCGCACCCGCAAGAGTGAGAGAATTGCGCGCGCACTTTCCTCTTTTATTTCCACTCTTTCCTTGCGGGACCGTCATATTTTCGAGAGCCGTAACCTTGCGGAATACTTGGGAAAAGATGCTCTTTCGCAAGCTGTACTTGCAGAAATTAATGGTATTTCTAAGCCGCGAGTTTGTCAGATCGAGAAGGCCCTGAACCGTAAGTGTGCGGAATTCTTGGCAAATAAGGACTTGACGCCATAATTACAATATGGCCGAGAGTAATAACAAAAATAATACTAATTCAGCAAGTATTAGCGCAAGTAACAAGCTAATTGACTTTACAGTTATAAAGCTTAAGCAATTAGCTAAAGAATTCAATGAGATAGGAGACTATCACAGTGCCAAACAGGTAGAAGACTGCCTAGAAGCGCACATTGACGGCGAGATTGACATAGTATGGCGTGACGGCCTGCCATTTGTCAAAATAAAGCCAACAAAGCCTGCGTAAAGCCTTGAAAGCACTGCTTTTTTTTGCAAAGCGCGAGGGGGAAAGAAACACTTTACACCCCCCTCCCCCCTCCCGGGTACCCCGAATCTATGTTCCAATATGGCGCATATGCCGGATGCTGACTAGATGCGCGTTCGATCACGCGACGAAAAAATTTGAGAATTAGAGGTAGTAGCTAGCTAGTTATAGCATGCCGGAATTATGTGAGTTTTGTAGAAAAATTGCAGAGGAGAATGAAAAACTCCACCTCACCATGCGTAAGCTCGAAGGCCTGGTTACCCATTGGAAAGCGCGCTACGATAGCGTGTGTAGCGACGCCGGCGTGGCTAGGGCGATGCTAAGAGATGAGCAACGGTACAACGCGCACCTCAAAGGAAAAGTCGAGAATGAAAAGTAATATTCAGCAAAAAATCGGCCAAAATTTTCTCCAGATAGTAATCGAAAGTCTAATTACTAGTATAGGGGGGTGTCATTATGGGGGCTATAGAACGCGTAAAGGTGTTGGAGGGTAGAATGGATAACTTAGAAATACAGCTAGAGCAGTTGGAAGATTTGTTAAAGAGGTTTACTCAGGACATCGATAAGCTACACGAGCGAATTAGTAACGTACAAGCCCGCCTACATGCCATGCATTCGTTAAATATGCGCGGTTTAGGCGACGCAAACGAAGAAATTCGCGAGCAAAAGAAGTAAAAAGCTTAACATTAACGCTATTTAAGATTATCATAGGTCATTATGAGCGTGAAAAAGACTAAAAATGAACTTATAAGAGAGTTGCGAGATCAAAACAGACAACTAACTGACGAAGTAGAGTCTTTGTGGACGATGTTGGACGAGATAAAAGAGTCCGAGATCAAAAACTGGGGTGAGATATTGTCCCAGATTAAGGTAAAGGTCGCCACGCGCGCGCTCATGACTGCCAAGAAAAAAGCTGATTGCTAAATAAGGAGAATCACTATGGCTACTACAACTACTGAAACTATTACAACTATGATTGAGACGCTTACCGAAGCGCTTACAGACGTGGAAAAGCATGAAACCGGTAATAATGCTGCAGGAGGGAGGCTACGTAAGTCCCTACAGTCTGTAGCAACCGGTTGCAAGACACTACGTAAAACTGTGCAAGACGAGCGTAACGGTCGCACTTAATCTTCTAAGTAACTTTTCGGGTTTTGTGATATAATCCGTAGGTCCTCCCATTTATACCATCTGGTTACATGCCCTATAAAAACTACCAAGGCATGCCCTTGGTTATATTTTGGAGTAGGATCTACGGTATTTATCACTACGCCCAACACGTCATCGTAAGTTTCTACAACTAAATCACCAATTCTTATAAAGTTACTTTCCATACAAGACTAATTATGGTATGGACTTCAAAATTGGCGACTTAGTTAAACCTACGAAAAATTATATATCTACTAAAAAGCACACCGGCCGGCAGTGCAAAATCGGTATTGTTATTTCATATGATAATTTTGAAGGTAACTTGCTGTATAAAATTTTTTGGTGGCCGTTTGGCAGCTACTTTTATTTCCCTAGTGATTCTTTAGAATTAGTATCAAGGGTTAAACTACAAGAATCTGAAACGTTAAAAACCCTGTCGAAACTAGAAAAAGAGCCTCAAGACTAGTTATTAGTATAGCTAGGAGTAAAATATGAGTGTTTCTTCCGTAAGCCCTGTGGGGGCTTCCTCTGCCGGCGCAGCGTCTGGTGCTAGCCCGGTTAAGAATGCTGGCGCAAATGCCGCTAGCACACCAAAACAGGCCGGTTCTGCCGGTAATAATACACCGGGTGCACCTTCTTGGTACGGTAAGTCCGATGGTATGAGTACTAGTAACTTTGTTTCCTTATCACAGCAAGCTAAAGGTACGGACACTGCCATGAAAGATACCAAAGATATGATCAATATGGTTTTAGCTCTACAACTTATGGAAAAAGTTATGGAAGCTGTAGGTGAAATACTAGATAAATTCGTTAACGACGGATCAAAATAGTAAAAAGGAAAGAAAAAATTTTCTGAATTTTTTCGAACTTTTTAATCTAGAGATATTTTTAACTAATTACCAATATGAGGTCTACTTTAAAAGACATGTTTGTTGCCTCTTTTGGGATATTGGTTGCAATATTCGTTATAGGAGTCGTTTATATTGGCACTGCGCACGGCAGATCGCCAAAATCGAAGTTCTACGACTTCCAGGATCAGCTAATCGATGGAGAAATCAAGAAACCAGCCACTCTCTATACTGATTCTAGGAAAAAAGTTCGTTTTAATAGGTTACTTAAACTTAAAAAGAGTTTCATGTATGATCTATTAAGAACGTCGAAGGAAAGGATATTTAGATAATGGCAACAAAATATGGCGCTGATGCGCAAATAACCGGCTCTCTAGAAGTCGATGGCGATATTATTCTAGGTACCGGAAATGATGAGGTGATCCTTAAGGGTCTTACCTATAGCGCTGAGACTAAAGCTGGAGCTGCTAATAGTGGCGATAACTTAAGTATTTATTTACCGTTATCTGTATTAACTTCTGCAATGGGTACCTTATCTGTTACTTTACCTGATGGGACTGTAGATGGGCAAGCTAAGAAGATTTTAGTTACTGGATATAATAATAGTTTAACCGTAACTGTTTCTAGCGCCTCCTGGGGTGGAGGCTCTTCTGGAACTATTACTTTTTCTGCCTCCGCTACTTTTGTCGATTTAGTATGGACAAATTCTGTTTGGTGGGTTGTTGGATCAGCTACTGCAGGAATATCTTACAGCTAAAATGAAAAAAATTTTTGAAAATTGGCGCGTAAGAATGAATGAGCAAGTTTTTCGCTCAAAAGAAGAATTAATTATTTTTTTACGGGCGAATCCAAATCAACAAATTTATCTAGATAACCCTCGCGGCACGACAAAAAAATTCGGCGGGTTGGAAAAAAAGGTCTTGCCCTTCGATTATGGGGAGTGGCCGGCGCTAATTAATCCTTCTGACGGAATGGGTTGGGATTTAATTATAGCGAACAGTGATGACGAGGACACAGATAATTTACTTCCAGTGGGCGAAGTCAATTATTTAGGCGATGATTCTATATGGAATCAGGTTGGAAAGGATAAACCAGTCGGCGTTGAGCAAAACAGTAAGATTATTATGGCTAAAGATGGAGTAATTTCTACAAAAGATAAGGAAATTATTAACAATTTTTTCAACGAATTAATACAGTTTCAGCCAATAATATGGTATTAGTAATAATTACTATTGGAGGCTATGATATATGAGCATAACAAAAAAAGAGATTCAAGCAATAGTTGAAGAGGAACTTAATGAGATTTTAGGTTTAGGGAAACTCTTTAAAGGTAAAGAAAAAAAGAAAAAGTCTGAAGATGATAAAGCAGCGCTAGCGGCGCTAGGAGGCTTTTCACCAGATGTTCAGCGCGCCGCCGCCGGCGCTAGCACCACAGGCCAAGCAGATAGCGATCGCTATGATAGATTGCGTCAAACCGGTCGGTTGAGGGGACCAGTTGAAGAAGGCGAAGAAGAACGTCCTTATGCAAAAGATTTATGCTTCCAGCTTAAACAGAAATTAAGCGATGCAGAAGATGAAGAAACAACTAAAAAGATTAAAGCGGAAATGGAAAGAAAAGGCTGCAGTCCGCTTGGATAAAATCTAAAAGAGAGTAACAATGCCTAATAAAAGTGTAGTATTATATAAGAGTAGTATTAACTCTAATGTTGAAGTACTGGTTGTATATCCAGATCACCCTTCTTATGAGCTTATGAAGGAAAATATTTTTAATAGTAAGAAATCTGTATCTATTCCTGAACTCAACAGAATTATAATTGACGGTAAGAACTTAAACTCGAAACAGCTTCTTACGCTAGAGAGAAAGGAAATAGAAAATTTCTAATGAACAAGATGAATGTTAATATTAATATGAGTGACACTAAAGCTGTGGAATGTAATGAATGTGAGTGTACAGAATTTGTTCAAGTATACCAAATAAGAAGGATTTCCCCCGTTGTCTCTCCAACCGGACAAGAAACTTTTGTCCCGGTTCAGTTATTTAGATGTGCTAGTTGCGGGCATGTAAACGAGGAATTTTTTGATAAATGACACACAAGGTCACATACAGAAATATCGATGAACATACAGTAGATATTTGTGTAGTAGATGACCATGGGATACATAATATAGGACATGCTTTTCAAAGTACTAAACTACAATGGAAGTTAAAAGCTTTTTTTCCTGTTGATAGGGCGGATATGGAAAAAATAAATAAATTGTATATTGGTCCCATAGAGGCCGGAAGAGAACTTGTTAAAGCTTGGGAATATTACAGAACATATGAACTTAGAGACACGGGAGAATTTTTTTTAGGAGATTTCTTTAAATGAAAAAGTGTGTACAACTAATATTACTTTTATTTTTAAGTTTTGTATATGCTTGTGCTGAACCAAAAGAAGAGAAAGGTGAAGGTCTTCATTTATATCCAATAACAATTCCAAATCCAGTTATTCTAGAATTAATGTCTCCGGAAGAGTATCAAAAAGAGTGTATCCGCGAAGAATGGTTTTTTTGTGATCTAAATGCACAGTGGAGAATGAAAATAACAAAAGATATCTGTTTTGATCCTCCAAAAATTTTAGAAGTCGGTGAATGTGAAGAATTTTTAGAGTGTGATCCCACAAATTATAATATGGGAACAATAGACTGTATAACTATTGATGGTTTCCCAGGTACGCAAGAACAGGTATGTGATAAGGGAAAAATTAAATTTACAAATTGTGAAACATTATGTTCTGAAGAAATTTGTGATTATGAAGACAATGATTGTGATGATTTTATTGATGAAGGTCAGCTAAATGCATGTGGAGAGTGTGGATTTGTTCCAGAAGAAATATGCGATGGATTTGATAATGATTGTGATGGAGCATCCGACGAAGATCTTATTCAGGAATGTTCTACCGCATGCGGAGTCGGCGTAGAATATTGTATTGCTGGTAATTGGGTATCCTGTACTGCGCCTCCTGTACAAATTGAAATATGCGATGGATTTGATAATGATTGTGATGGGCAAATTGATGAAGAACTTAAGTGTGAGTGTACTATTGATCATGTAGGGGCGCTATTTCCCTGTAATGAATCTCCTTTATTATGTGGACAAGGATATAAAACGTGTGAATGTGCGGACGTTGATTGTACAGAAATTTATACAACAGATTGTGTAGCACCCTGTGTTTACTTTCCAGAGCCAGATGAGGTTTGTGAGCCGACAATCGGCATGCCTTTAGAATTAGAAGAATGCAATAATTTTGATGATAATTGTAATCAGCTAATTGATGAAGATTTATATGTTCAATGTTATTCTGGAGAGCCGGATACTTTATATGTAGGTATATGTGAACCAGGAATCATGACATGTCTTGCGGGGGTTTGGGGAAATTATTGGGTTTCTATGCCAGAAGAGCCACAATATTTCACACCCGGGTTTTGTAAAGATGAAACTGTGCCTCAAGAAGAAGTTTGTAATGGTATTGATGATGATTGTGACGGAGTAACTGATTCTGGAGAAGAATTACAACCGGTTGACGTATTATTTATTGTTGATTGGTCAGGTTCCATGGATACTGAAATTATTGCTGTTATGACTGCTCTCAATAAATTTGCGGGACAATATAGTGATGAAGAAGTACTCCAATGGGGTATTATTTTAGGACCCTTAGAGAGTTTAGGCGGCCCATATGCAGAATATCTTAAGTTACATCATAATTTGTCAGGATTTAGCAATTTTTTGGCGGCTATGGCGCAACTAAATGTTAATTCTTATTCGATGACGGGCGCTAGAGAGATGCTTGTTGATGCTCTATACCTCGCATTACATAATTTAGTAGGATCTGGAGCCTTACCAATAAAAATGGCTGACTTGGCTTGGAATACTATGAAGGGAGTTGCTCAATCTAACCCTACATTATTAGATTTTGAAGTTAATTGGAGGACTGAAACAGATGTTGAGAGAGTTATTATCTTGTTTACTGATGAAACTCCTCAAACTTATTTAAATCCCGAAATTGAACAAGATATTTTATTACAATTAATAGATAAAACGTCCAATACAAGGATATATATATTTTCAAAACTATGGCATAAAGATAATGGTTCATATCATCCCGGGTGGGAACCTATATGCACCGCCTCTGGCGGCAAATGGTATGAGTTAACAGATGATATGTTAACTGTATATAATAGTTTAATGGAAATCATTGATGAAAACGCTTGTGAGTGATAATTAAGTTATGGCAAATTATAAGAAATTATGGCAAGAGTTCGTTCAAGACTCTAAAAAAGTAGATTTAACGAGCTTTGAGCTAAAAGATCACCTCCATCCAAGCTTTTGGGATGAGAATAGCATACTAAAAGAAGATATATCTAAACAACTTACTGTAATTGTTGATGATTTTTTGCAAAATGTAGGTTTAGATGGTCTAGAATACGAAGATATTACCTTTACTGGGTCTTTAGCTAACTTTAATTGGTCTAAGTTCTCTGATATCGACCTACATTTGTTAGTAGACTTCTCTAAAGTAGATGAAAACACTGATTTAGTTAGAGAATTCTTCCGAGGTAAGTACGGAATCTGGAATAAGAGCCATGATATCCATATAAAAGGCTTCGAAGTAGAGATCTATGTGCAAGATTCTAATGAAGCTCACATCTCTACTGGTGTATATTCTGTTTTAAATGATGAATGGCTAGTCCAACCTGTGTTAGAAAAGCCAGAGATAGACTTTGAGAATATACAAATGAAAGCAGACAAGCTTATGTGCCTAATAGATTGTGCTAAAGAAATGTATTATAAGCAAAAGTATGAAGAAGCACATCAATTTGCTACAAAAATTAAACAAAAAATTAAGAAGTTTCGTCAATGTGGCCTTGAAAGTGGTGGACAATACTCTTCAGAGAACCTTGCATTCAAAGTTTTACGTAGAAATGGGTATTTAGAGAACTTATCTAAGTTAGTTGGTAATTCTTATGACCAAATGATGTCCATGTCCGAAGATTTTAACAAAAAAATGCGGAATTTCGTTGAAAACGGCCAAAATAAGCTTGAAGAAGAGGAACCATTCCAAAAAATGGTTAAAAAAAAGCATTCTAGGCTTAAAAATCGATTAATTGGCACAAAAGGCGAACATAATAAGCGTTCAAAGTCCGCTCCGCCTCTCGGATGAAATAAAATAGCTTTTTAAACACAAAATAAACTAATTATTTATTGATAACCTGTGTTTTAGAGGTATTTTTAGAAAATATGACTGCATCAAATCGCAAAAACATCAGAATTAGCGTAAAAAAGCACAAATTTGTCTTAAATGAGCAAAATGACGCTGAAGAATTCGCAGATCAAGGCGAGGAGCAGGCTGATAATGCTGCCGAAAAGGCAGAAAATCGTAAAAAACGCAAGAAAAAGGCCGATATTATACTACAATTTGTTGATAAATCTGAGGGGGAATATGAAAAAAGAATATTCAAAGCCATTAAATCAGTCAATGATTCTAAGTCTTTTAATGACTTTATGCGTATAACTAACAAAGTATTTGCAACTTCGGCCCAAAAAGTACAAGGATTTTCCAATAGAGTCTTAGGAAAGCCTGATTTTTTGATTGGTAAGGCCCCTATACAGGTTATAAGAGGCGAATTGGATGATCTTACCGACAAACATAAAGATGAGCTTGATAGTTTAGGGGCAGAGTGGAATCTCGAAGAAAATATACAAGAAGCAGAGCAAGATACTCCAAAAGTAGATCCCAATGTGCAGAAGGCATTTAAAAATATAAAAAAAGATTACGAAGATAGAGAATACCGACAAAGCGGTGCTTCAGAATTGGAATTTACAGAAGAAGCAATTGATTTAGCAAGAAAAGCATCAACATGGCTAAAAATGTTTAATCAAAACTTTAAAGATATGGGGTCAGCTTTTGAAAAGAAAAAGTTAGATGTCATAGAAGTTTTTAGTCAACCTATTAATGCTGGTATGTTAACAGAAATGAGATTAATATATGCCATCTGCGTTATGTTATCTAAGTTCTCCGCGGTAGGTGAAAGAGACATAACCGGACCAGAACAATATCACAAAGTTTTAAACTCTAAGTTTCTATATAAATGGTTTGAGTCCGGTAGGAGAAATTTTGATAAATCCTTTAAAGTATTTTTAAATGCTGGTTTTGCTACCGCGACATTAGATAAATTTGGTGCTAAGAAAGCTATGAGGTCCCCAGTTGACTATAAAAAGATGTCTGCTATCATGAAAGGTGATCAGTCTCTAGAAGAATCTATATTAGGCGTCCAAAAAATAATAGAAGCTGTTGGCGGAAGATATAGGCCACATATGTCTAGTGGTAATGAAAACACAGGTAAACCTCAAGAAAACTTCTACGATCGATTAAAAAGAGGTGGTGATTTAAGAACTATCTTTGATTGTTGGGCAGATTCAAAAACAGATAAGAAAACAGGGAAACCCGGCTTAGGCGACTTCGCTAGAACTAAATTTTTAGGTGCTCTCAGATCTTCACGAGAAGAAAAAGTACTAAACTACATTGAAAAGATGAATAAGCAGGTCATGGGTCTTGGTGTAGATTGTAAAGACGGTGGCCCCGGTCCCGGCAACTTTCCTGTAAAACCCGGACAGCCCGGGGGTCCCACTGGTCCTGGTGGCGATCCTGATGGTGGCGGCGGAGGTACAGGTTCCAAATTTGCCGTACCTGTTTTTAAGAAGCACTCAGGTAAAGAACAAGAAGCCGGCGCGCCACCAAGAAGTTTAGCTAGCCAATTAGCGAAAGTATTCCCAGATGTTCCTAAATCTGCTATATCTCAAATTCTTAAAGATATTGCGAAGCAGCTAAAATCTCAAAATATCAATATTCAAGAAAACAAAGAAGTTATTGCTAAGATATTATTAGAGAAAGCTCGTAAGTCTGGTCGTAATGATTTATTTAGACAACATAAGAAAGCTCTGGAAGATGCACTGCAATCCAAAAAACCAACTGCTGGTAAACTAAGGTTTGTTGATAATAAAGCAGTTGTTGCAGACAATATTTGGACTGGCCAGCGCGCTGATGGAAGTAGGAAAGAATTTAATCTATCTGATTATGAAGGCAAGACCAGAAAGGCCCAGTCTAAACAAGCAAGAAACGCCGCTCTCTGTTGGGCCGGTGATAAAGAGTATTGTAAAGAAGAGGACAATAGTTTATTCAATCGTTTTAAAGAAATATTAAGAATATTAGATTTGCATACTCCTGAAGGTAGGAAAGCTGCTTCACAAACAGACGAAGCTTATTTAGGTGCTTATAGATTTTATAAAGCTATGAATCTAGCTCTAGGCGGAATTAAAACTGGAAGACTAGAAGATCGTACTGGAAAAATAGAAAAAATTCTTCAACCTCTCAACGAACAAGAAGAGCCTACTGAAAATAGTGAATTTCAAAGATGGTTAGAAACATATATAAAATATTTTAAGATTGCAGGTTTGGTTGACTCGGATAGAGCAATGAAAGCCTCAAGATCTGCAAGAGGTGTAAAAGACCAAGAAACCGGGCCAGAAGACACGGGATTACATAAGGACGATACTAGAAATACTGGCAGAACTACTAAAGGTAAGGTTAACTCAAGACAATCAGTCGGTCCCAATCTTAAAGCGGCCGGGATTAATATCAATTCTCCCGAAGGTCAAAAGATACATAAGAGAATGTTGAAGGTTATTCGTAGATTCCTTAATAAGAATATGCAGAGAATTGGTAAACAGGATATGAAAGTTATTTCTGAAAGAGTATTAAACGAAATGAAAGTTCGTGGTATTATTAGTGAATCTATGCCTATTTCTGTAAAACCTAATATAACAGACGAAACTGATCAAGATATGTCTCAGCTAATAGATATGGCGTATGACTTCTATCCTTACTCTCAACAAAGATTAGGATTTGATAAGCCGGCTGGTATTAAATTGACCTCAGATCCTGATAACGCATCAAATCCATTAGGAAAAACTGCTCATTATGATCCGGAAAATTATGAAATAGTATTATATGTCGATAACAGGCATCCAAAAGATTTAATGAGATCCCTCTCCCATGAATTGGTACACCATGCACAAAATTGTAGAGGGGATTTTGATAAATTAACAGACACGGGGCCCGGATATGCACAAAAGGACCCCCATTTGCGTAAAATGGAAGCCGAGGCCTATTTAATGGGCAATGGATTCCTATTTAGAGATTGGGAAGATTCTATAAAGGAGAATAATAAAATGTTAAGTGAAACCCAAATTAGAAAGATGGTTCGTGATGGCCTCAAGAAGGTTCTTTTTGAATCCAGCGAACTTCAAGAAGATGATGTACAAGAAGAGACCGTAGAAGAAGCATGCGGTGATCACGATGAGTTGGAGGAAGGATCTTATTATAAGAGAGATGACCTAGACGAGCGTAGAAAGTCCGCTGACGGCTCCGAGGCTGCTGGCCATGGTAGAGGCCGCGAAGGCGAAGATGTTGCCAACAGCGCGCGTTTAGAGGAGGCTGACGACGTTTCTGAAGAGTTAGATGAAGAAACGATTGAGGAGCACCAAGCAGAAGACGCGATGACGGCAATATTAGACGAATATGTGGCTACCAAAGAAGAAGTCACCGTTGAAAGCCGACTTCGTGACAAGAACGATTTCCTCTTTGAAAAGCTTAGTAAGATGTGGACTAAGTAAGAGAT